TACCACGGGCTGTCATATTAAAGTCCTGTGCGGTCATATTGAATTTACCTGTGGCTGCCATATTCACATCACCAGCCACAGTGAGATTGTAATCTTTATTTACCTTGAGTGAGGCCGCACCGTCCACAGTAATATCATGGGCGCCTGTAATTTTCATACGATTTTCACCGAATACGATATTATACTGACCGTTCTGTGCGGAAATATACAGCTTGCCATCTGGTTGTAGTTGCACCATAGAACCACCACGGTGCTGCAAGGTTACATGCTCTGCACCCTTGCTATCGTCCATAATGAGTGTATGACCAGAGCGTGTCTTGTGAACATAGAAATTAGGATATGTACCAGCACCAGGCAGCTTACGAGCATCTTCTGGACCATCCCATGTAGGCGGTGTAGTCGATTTATCTGTAGTTGATGTGCCAGAATCAGACTGTGCAAAACTACCGTCTTTACCCATCGTATAGGTTTCAGACCCTACAGTGACCTGTGCGCCCTCTGGAAACGTAGTACCTGGAAATGCTGATTTAATTTCTGCGTCAGATAATGCCATATTTTATATACCTGGGAACATACGTTGAATTGGATTACCACCCTGAACTACTGTTCTTGCGGCCTGATTTATTATTTGCAAGGCCGGCGTAGAGGTCAATATTGTCATCATAGCTCTTGCATTACCAGCTGCACCTGGTGGCATACGATTGAACATATTAAACATTGTAGAATAGCCTGAGCCGAAGAAATTCTGACCAGGTATTACACCAGGAAAACTTGAAGCACCGCCAAGCAAAGCAGAAGCAACCGCTGTGGCTGCGACCACTGCTGGTGGTGCATAGGTCATCATCTGACCAGAAGGGCTGAATGAGCGATAGACTGTACCAGCCGCAGTTGTCATTGGTGTGATCACAGGGTTCAGTGAGCCAAGACCAAATAATGAAGTATCATACTGTAGTCGCTGGAATGTATTGACCAACCCACCGACACCTGTAGCCTGACCTAGCAGACCGATTGCATTGGCCACATATATGTCTTGATTTACTCTGGTGCCTGTCATAAAACCAGCACCCTCTTTTTGCTCAACCGACTGAAGCAAATAAGACATAGAATTAAATGCAAGTATGGTCTGCGGGCTCATACTGCTATACATTTTCTTGCTGTTTTTTTTATTATTTAATATCGTACTCAATAGCATACCGAGTGACATAACTGCACCAGGCAGATTACCCATCATAGAATTGGTGATAAGATTATCAAATGACTGTAATGCGGTTGCAACCTGTGTGACTTTAGGTAATGGCATACCAGCCATATTATACATGGCTGCATGAGTTGGCAGACCTCTGGTCATACCATGATTCCACAGATCACCTTTTTCTTGTATTTTACGGATTCTCGCACCATTTTCGATGACTTCTGTGGTCGTTGGTGGTGGTCTAATCTGAACAGGCAGTGTGAGATACATTGCGATTGTTTGTAATAGATTAAGATTACCTTCGATGGTGTTATCATTATTATTCAGGTCATTTGCAAGACCAATAATCTGGCACTGATTTGAGCCGGTGTCTTTCATGGCCACCACAAGAGAACCTGGGTCTAGACCACCTGGAAATTCTTGCTGTGCAGCCCTTGTCGGCGACATGAGGCGTGGTGAATAGGCCAGATGCTTCACATCTACGTCTTTACCATGAATAGACGGAAAATATACTCTGAGATTTCCTGAATAATCTGTTGGTGCATCAGCATCGTGCCCACCAACCACAATACCATAGACCAGACCAGAAGCGGCTGAATTTTTAGGTAAATATGACATTATGCAATACCTCCACCAACCGTTGTTGATACACAATCCATTGTTGTCGTTGCAAGACCACCATTTGTGATATGATGGAACATATGAAGAATTAGATAGTCACCGTACCCATAATTCATATTACCTACAGAAGCATTATTATATTCTTTATTTGGTAGATTTACTCTGACAACTTTACCAGCATGGAGAATAGGATTAAATGGTACGGTCATACGAATAGCTATCTTGTCTTTGGCCAGCAGGTTCATGCGACCCTGACGAAACTGTAGATAATACTGAGAATAATCTGGGCACATATCTTGGCGCTGGGCTGTGTTCTGATTCGATATGGCTACCTTGATGACAGCCGAACCAACACCACAGCCAAAGAAATTAAAGGCATCATTATTAAAGAAACTGAATGTCTTATCTGCTGGATTTAACAGAATAACTGAGTTGATATTATTACCATTCTCATCGATACCATTCATGATATCTGACATGAGATCGAAATCACATGGAAAGCTATATCTCAAAAGAGAATTTGGTAATGCGAAGTCACCACCCACCTCGTTGAAGGTGAACTCCATGATTGGCTCTTGTTCGGTCAATGATAGCAGAGAACGGAAATGATGAATACCGTCACCTTCTTCCTCATCGTAAGTCATATAATGAATGAATGATGGGTCATAACCTTGGGCACAGGCATAATTAGCTTGCTGAGAAATAACCTGAAATGGATGAATATTGTCTGCAATATAGTCTCTGGGAAACCATGATTGTTCAATATCAGCCTTTTGTGCACCAACACAATTATACAGAGCATGAGCCACCACCTCAGATGGTGACGTACATTTCCATGACTTTGAGACCAGTGTCTTGAGGTCTTCTAGCTGTGTCTGGTCGCAGGCTCTTACTGTAAATCTCTCGTTGCTATTATTGATTGGATGGCGATTGTCTAGTCTGTAGGTTCTCTGAAATACATTCATCTCACCAGGATAACCATATTTTTCTAGACTAGGCTTCTGTATTGTGATACCCATATTGGCATTTTTGAGGGCATCAAAATTCTTAATAATGGCTGTGTGTTTATAGCTATCGAAGGTCACGGATGTCTGTAGACCTGGTGTGAGCAGGCTTTCACCTAGCATAACCTCTTTTGGTGTGATCTGGTCAAATAATTCTGAACCAACACCTTCAAAGCCAACCGCAAAGCTGGCCATAGAGTTTTCTAAGGCTGATGGTAACGAAGATGTTTCGGCCATATTAAATCAATTTTCTTTTCATTGGGTCAGACGGATTGACCAGGCTTCTTAGCTCATTCATAATTTGACTATAATATTCTTTCTTGATAATCTTAATCGTTCTCTTCTTATCGTTCTCTTCGACTTCATGATCCCATACGGTCTGGAATGTACCATACACTCGTTCTTGTACGGTCGTATTATCAACGCTATAGGTACTGTAGGTGCCAGTAGTTGAGAGATTCAAATAATAATCAAATGGCACATTTGTAGGCACCGTCAAAGATTCCTTATCGTAGTTGACCTGATATCTCCAGGTCGTTGTCACATTAGATGGTTGCTCGGTGCGTTCGATGACCTTCTCGAACTTGTATATATTATTAGAGGTAAGGTTAGCTGACTGCTGAGCCCATGCAATGATCTGTATATCGGTCAGAGTATTGCCACCAGCAGCCGCACGATACTTATTTACGATATACTTATTAAACTGGTCATAGTTGAGTGGCCAGTCATAGAAACCATTTAGTCTCTCATTGGCTAGCAATATGATCCAGTGAGCTTCTGATGATCCATATATCTTTTCAGCCAGAATTTCTGGTGTATCACCATCGACCACATCATAGACATAATAACCTGAGATGTTTTCCAAAGATTCCTTGACGACACCAATACGAGTAAATATATTCGTAGCCAGCTGATAATTGCTGTAATCATTTTTATTGATGTCATATGGTGTGACTGGAAAATACTTATAGAATTTTGACACGAATTAAAATCCTTGTGTAACTCTCTTCTTGTGAAGAATTTCAAGCTCTCTAAATGAAAGGCTGAGACGAGCCGCTACTGGATGACCATTCGAGAACGTTGAATACACACCAGATGGTGCATAGTCAACTTCGATTCTTTCCAATACGCAGGTGTTTATTCTTGGTATTCTGGTGTTTTCTTGACCTCTGTAATAGAATGTAATATCAAACTCAGAAGGTGGTATGAAAACAGGTATAGGGCCACCGCCTTCAAAGAATTGACCACCACCCAAACCGTCAATTTCTGGTGCTGCATGATAGCGCAGAGTGTCGATAATTTTTTTCATCGTATCACTCTCTTTTTGATTTTTAGGTGCAAAAAGCATTTCCATAACGAATGATCTCTGTGGTGTATGTGAATAGAGAACTTCGAGCTTTGGGTTGATTGGTGTACCAGCCAGAGCCATGCCTTTTCTGATTAGATTACCTGCTGGCCCAAGAATATTAATATTGCTATTATTAAGGGCCTGAGATGCTGATCTGCCTTGTAAACCTGAAATAAGTCTACCAATTGTTGTTGCTCCTAGCTTTAGAGCTTGGGCACCAAAGGCTGTCAGTGAGATTTCTTCGAAGACATGTTGATTGCTGTAAATCATAGGTGTTGGCATAAACAATGCAATAGACTCAGCAATTCTGGTTGTACCTCTCGGCACAGTAAAATTAGCAAAATCATTGAGTGCTGATCCTGCATTATCAACAAATCCTCGCTGTGTATTGTTCAGCGTATCTACACGCGATCTTTCACCAACTAATAGGCTTGACTGAAATGTGCATTATTTAATGTTCGCCCTCTAGCATTATTATCTGCGTCGGTCTGAACATTTACGTTGATTACCATATAATGATTATAACCTTCAGACCCTAGATTTTCTGGGAATACACGCATATTCCAGTTATAGCCGCGGTTGAGAATAGTAGTGAGATCATTGTATTGTGAGAGAGGATCATCTGCCATAGGTGGTATATTATTGTTCTCACCACCGCCACCACCGCCACCTGGTCGACTACTACTACGGAAATACAATCGATCAGCAGGGCTATCATTTCTTTCAGTTGTAGGTAATGGTTGGCCGGCTCTATAGATGGTTGATCTGGTCTGAAAACCTAGAAGTTCATCTATATTAGTTTGCGTCGATTGGTTTGGATTTACTGGCATTTATTAATCCTGGTTTGTTGCATACATATTTATATGGCATACAAAGGACGATTTTCTCCCAAGAACCCAAAGAAATATGGTGGTGATCCTACGGGTATCATCTATCGTTCTTTATGGGAATTGAGGGTGATGAAGTATTTAGACGAGAATGTGAACGTGGTCGAATGGCGCTCAGAAGAGGTAGCCATACCATATATCTCGCCTGTAGATGGTCGATATCATAGGTATTTCCCTGACTTTATCGTGAAGGTGGTTAGACCAGACGGCACTACCAAGACCATGATGCTAGAGGTCAAACCAAAGGCTCAGACCAAAGAACCTCAGAAAAAGAAGAAGATCACCAAGGCCTATATCAATGAGGTCACCACATGGGGTGTCAATCAGGCCAAGTGGGCAGCCGCTCAAGACTTCTGTGAAGATCGTGGTTGGGAGTTCAAATTGCTGACCGAAGACCACCTAGGAATCAAATAAATACTGGAATGGCAGACAAAGAAAAAGAAGCAACAGACTGGTTCATCGGCAAGGCTCGCTCTGCGGCGGGTTATCGAAAGAACATTGTCAAGAATGATGAACGTGGCAGAGATGGTGCGGTCATAGGTAAAATGTATTTCTTCGTCTATGATCCGAAGCACAAAGATACCTTGCCGATGTATGATAGATTTCCGTTGGTATTTCCAATAGAACCATATAATAATGGTTTTCTTGGTTTGAACCTTCACTATCTCAGCCCTGGCGAACGTGCAGCTCTCCTGG